TCCTTTTAATACTGAGATTCAGGGCTTTAGTGTTCAACTCTAAAAATAATTCCTTATTTGTGAAAATATTTTTGGAATTATCGAATTGGCTGTATTATCTTTGCAGCAAGTTAAAACACTAAAAAAAATGAACGCAGCAACACAGATTTTATCTCAATTAGGCGGTAACAAATTTATTGCCATGACTGGTGCAACTTGTTTCTCTGATAACAACGGCAACACGCTTGTAACAAAATTCAAAGGTTCAAGGATTGCAAACATTATGTATGTAACCTTGAATAGCATGGATACTTACGATGTTCGCATCTGCAAGTACAGAGGCCTCGATGTAAAGCCGGTATCTACTCTTTCAGGAGTTTATTCCGATATGCTAAAATCAATCTTCGAAGAAACAACAGGACTTAGAACTTCACTTTAATTTTCACCGGGGCTTCGGCCCCTTTATTTCAAAAACAAATGGATAATCAAATTTTTCGGAACGAATTATTGGCAGTGGGGCAGTACACTGTCGATGGCCTTGACCTGACTCACTTTTATGTGGACATTGCCGGAAGCCTGCACATGGTTGAAAAGTTCGTCAAAACCTATGGCGGCCATATCGAGGTTAAGTACGGTAAAGTTACTTACCGGATGGTTCGCAAAGACTTTGCGCTGATGATTAAGGTTGCAGATCTGAGCGAACAAAAGTTGCAGGAACTTATGGCAAGATTCCCGGAAGAGGTTTATTATGAAAAAGGAACCGAGATAACACTATGAGCGAAATAGCGGAAAAATACGGCAACCCCTCTGGAATGTCAGAGGGTAAGCAGATGACGGCAGTGGAGTATTTGGAAAAAGCTAAAGAAACTGCTTGGTCTGACTACGAATATACTGATGGTGAATTATATTCTAATTGCTTTAAAGATGGGTTTGAATTTGGTGCTAAATGGCAAGCTGAAAGAATGTATATCAAGCAAGACATCAGTGAAGCACTTGAAATCCTAACGCAGCACCAACGCTGGCGGCAAGGTCTGACAAACGATATGCCATACACCCCGTACCAACTAACTGAGGCATTGGATGTGGCCATTGCCGAACTTAAGAAATTAACCTAAATTCTCAGTTTATTTCTCTGAAGAAAGCCCCTCCCAAAAAGAGGGGTTTCTTTTTTTACGACCTTACCCCAACCGACTGGATGTATTGCGCATCACCGCAGCTGAAGCACATATCTTCACCAGATAGGTTCACCGACTTTGCCCATGTTTTCAATGCCATTTCTTTCATGCCACGGAAGGTTACCATAGTCCTTTCAGTTTGTTCAGGATTAAAAGTCGCATGGAAGTTTTGGTTGAATCCTGCCAGTTTATTGAGAAGGATTTGTTCGGCCAAAGCATAGGCAATGAACATTTTCAGATGCTCCCGATTGGCGCAGATAAAGGATTCAGTTGAGCAGATCAGTTCGAGGTTGAACATCACCCCGGACTGGTTGAAGTCAGTCTTTATCTTATCAGGCAAAGCCACATTCAGCGGCATCGTTACCGGGTAGATGGTCCAATCCTGATAGTTCCAGTAATGATTTGGCCCCCGATTGGCACAGGCGCAATCCGAAACACCCCATTCGGATAAATCGGATAACCAAGGATTTTTAATCGTTGGAACATCGGTCGTATCGATGGCCAAAAACACATTCAAGCCGTCAAACTGCAAGTCTATTACCTGATTGATTGCAACCTCGGAAAAGCCCGATGGCACGGTAATGGTAGTTTCGTAAAGTACTGACCAATCAAAGGTGCTGAATATCTTTAGCGGCACATATTGAGCTGCTGCCCCGGAGTTGTAAATCCATACCGAATTGACCCGCATTTGCAGATACTTCGACCCAAAAGCCGAAACCCAAATGCCTTTGTACTTCGCTTCTGCCAGTGCCGGTTGGATGACCTGCTGAGTGAATACCGTTGGCCTTTTCGTAAAGAACAAAGATTGGTCCATCGTTGCCTCGGCAATCTCGTAAAGCGAAGCCCGGACCTGCGACTTGATTTGCTCAAGTACAACCCGTTGCACCAATTCATACATCTGAATGAATGAAGGTTGGTCTTGCGTTGCAATGGCGTTAAGAAACTCATTGCTCATGCCGGGTAGGTCATTTATGTAAAGACCGCTGAGAGGCTGCTGAGCGTTGCAACTCTTCAGGCCGATGTAGTTGGTTAGGCAATTCATGGTCTGCAAATTTACTTTGTTCTCGAAAACTTTTTGGCTTTACTTTTTACCGACTTTTTACCAACGCATCCCCATGCCTGCCGGGATAGGTCATTCGGGCAAGGTGGATTGGCACACTTTTTAATGCCGGAAGACCTTGCGCAGTAGTTATCACCCTTCGGAGTACCGGGTGCAATCGAATAACCCTTTGCCCCGAATTTAATTGTCCGGTTCCCGACTTTCTTTTGGAATTTCTTTTCGGCCATTTTATTTCTTGTTTTTTTTCTTCTGAATCTCGTACTGAGCTTTAGTGGCGGGCCATAAATTGTGACGGCAGTTATACCCCCCTGCGAAGTTGAATATTGTCTGCTTGTCCGTGCCTGCATACTTCCCGTTCCAACTCTGACTTGCCCAACTTTCGACCTCTGATTTCTTGAATATCTTTCCAGCCTTATCTCGGCAGAATGGCCTTGTGGTTTTAATCACCGTTCCTGAATAAATGAAATACGAAATGTTCAGGTCGCTGCTGACCGCATCCACATAAGACCGCTGAAATATCATCATGCTGTCGCCTGCCAGTCTTTTGATTTCCGATTGCAGGATTGGCTTTGTTGTGGGTGTGCCGTTTATCAAATCCCGAAGAAGCACCTCAAAGCTTGTCTTATTCGCTTTGCTACTCAGAGAGGAAATAAGCGAGGATGTAATCGGGTCAGCAAGTGCGGCCTGTACTCCTGAGCCTAACAAGGCATCCTTTGTCGTTTCGATGCTGACTTTGACTAAGGCATCGTAAAGGTCTTGTTTGGGCTTGTAGGTGGAAACCAAGTTTCCGAAGTATTCATCGGTTAAATCCCGCAGTTCCTTATATCCATCTGTAAAGGTCTTTATTGCCTCGTTATAGGCTGCATTGTTGCCAATGGTAGCGAGTATCTTTTTTTTCAGTTTGACCACTTCCAATAATTGCTTTGCCCTTGTATCGGCTGAACCGCCAAATCGGATTGGTGCGGTAACTTCGAGTAATTCCCGATACAGGTCTTTGAAGATTGCCGGATATTTGGCTTCCAAGTCGGATTCCAGTTTCTCCTGCAACAACTCGATTTTCCGGATTAACTCTTCGTTGCTCATGCACCGAGATTAAAGTCCACCCTTCCGATTTGCTTTTGGCTTATCTTTTCGGCCTCTGCCTTGGCAAGTGCTTCAAGGTCGGCTTTCTTTTGAAGGAAGTCCTTTTCCCACCACTTGTCATCCTGAGCCGCCAAAAGGTTAGTGAAGTAGTCTATTTTGACGGCAAGCATTGCATCCTCATCCGATACCAATCCGGATTCTTTCAGCAATGCGATTTCATCAGGCTTGTAATTGGGCAGCGGATTCAGCTTTTGCCTGATTTCGTTTTTCTTCACCGCCATTGAACCCTCTCCATATTGCTTAATCAGTAAATCCCTTTCAAGACCGTTACTGATTTCCGGACCGAATCCTTTATCCCGGGCCATTGCCAAAGCATTGGCAATTTCGGCAGCGGTGTAAATATCGAAGTCGGTCGGGATAGTAAGTTTCGGCAGGTTATTCGCAATCCTTTCCTCTGTCATAAGGTTTGGAAGGACTGCATACTTTTGGAGATACAATTCTTTTGCAACCCATGAATAAATTGTTACATAATGGACTGCAACTTGGTAGAGGAATGTATGCACTTCTTTCTTATCCTGAATCTTTGCCTCGCCTGATACGGCCAATGGGTTTTCAAAAAGGTATTCCAAACCCAATGCCCTCATGCCGTTGTATAGTCGCTGCTGAATCTCAATCCCGAACTCTTTAATGGTGGCCAAATCCCTTTCGATTATGCCGGCCGGTGGAGTGGGTATGTTGGTCAGCTGATTTTCATTCGTCAGGGCATTGGTCTTCGGTATGCTTATGACTATTTTCTGAAATGGTGTTTCAACAACATCATTTCCGCTTCCATTGCAGGACTTGCAGGTCGTTTCAGTTCCCTTGCCCCGGCCTGAGCCTTTGCAAGTTTTGCACGATGCTGACTTGTATTCCCACTCCTTCGGATAGGCTTGTTTAATCCAAAGTATGTTATTGTCGTCGGCCCTTCTTAGTGCTTGGTTCCACTCGGGGATGGCGGCTTGCAGGATAGATTCAAAAATTACGGTGTAATCCTCGACTTCATACACAACCGAACCAACTGAATGAATCGGATAAGAGGTGAAGTTAGGAAAGGCATCTATGGTCAGGACTGCATCGGTGTCTGCGGTGCGGTCCTTTAGGGTAATGTAGTAAAAGGTTGTTGAATCTTGCGCCCCGAAATAACGGTAGCCCTTGGATTTGTCGTGTTCAATTAGCCAAATAGCGTAATCATCGCCAATCTCAACAATGTCCTCCGATTCGATTATCTGAGGAAATGGTTTGTCAAGGTTTATGCCTTCCCGGATGTCATCGCATTTAGGTGCAACCCAAATAAGCGCATTGGGATCGGATAGGTAGAACTTTTGGAATGTCTGAAATAACCAGTCTTCGAGTGATTTGTAAACCGGCAATTTATACTCGCAATAATCCCTGAATGAATTATCCTGAGCGATTCCGGTTTCGATTTCGTTTTCAAGCCAATTTATGCGGAAGTCATCTGCCTGCCTGATTTTAGTCAGTAGGTTTTCGACCCGCTTAATTGGAACACGGGACGGGCATTCCCATACCCGCTCCCGTTCCAATTTCATCCAACCTTCTTCATTTGGCCGTGTCGATTCAAGTAGCTTTCTCGGATAATCATCGTCAAAGTGGTATTCCAATTGTTCATAGATTTCGCGAACTTCTTCGTGAAAGTCTGTTTGGAAGTTTACCTTTTTTGGGTTCCGCAGAACCTCTATAATGTATTCCTGAGTCAGCATTTGAATCTTTGTTGGGCTATGAATTAAGCGTTGGTTTTCGTGATTGTGGCCTCAAAGTAACCAACAACGCAGTCGCTGCAATTGTTGGTAATCTTAACCACCAGCTTGAATGAGCCTACCGGAGTTTCGCCCTCGCCCGATGTAATGGTTACCAATCCAGTTGAGGAGTTTACACTCACCGAATCCACATAAGTAGTGTAATCAGCATCGATTGAATCGAGCGAGTAAACAACATCGCAATCAGTATCAACACTCTTATTTAACTGAGCAGTCGGGGTAAAGGTGATTGTAGCATCTGCCCCGATTGTAGTGTTGTAAGGGTTAGGCAAGCCCGGAACTTCGTAATACAACCCTTCGAGGAACTCATCTGAATCGTAATCATCAAATATTGCCAAAGGTGAACCCTTCTGCACCCACTTTATAGTTGCCATACCTTCCAAAAGGTCGGTCGGGCCATCGGTGTGAACTGCATCTCCGTAGAGGGTAATCTGAGACCCAGAAGCATCCCAAATCAATTCCTTGGTAAAATAATACAGGTCATACTTACTGCCACCATTTCTGATTGCATTGTAGAAGGCCTGATTCTCCTTGATGAATTGGTCTACATATTCCAAAGTGTGGCTTGTGTTACCAACTTTGATTGACTGATTACCAAAACCACCGAGTTCAGCGGTCTCAGGACGGGCCTTTGAACCCCGAATGTTAAGTATTGCCTTGACATCTCCTGTCAGCATTCCTTCGTAAATTGAATCGAGGAAAGCGGTGGATGAAGTCTTATCAACGGCATAGTTTTTCTTGACCAGTACCACAGCGTTGATGCGACTGCTGTATTCGCTGTCGCATTGAGGCTGGACATAGCACAGGTCTTGTCCGCAATTAAAATTCATTGATTGTTAGCAGTTTACGCAGCCTTGATTTATAGGCTGATAGTTCTGTTTTTTCGCTTTGATTTTGACTTGCGCCAAACCAAAATAAGAGGTTATTGTGCTGAAGTCTTGGTTGTGGCCTACCTCGAAATCAGTAACATAAAGGGATTGAGTGCCTACATTAAAAGTCCTGTGATTCGTGGCAGATTGCAGGGCTTTCAGTGT